TCAATGTTCGCTTCCTGTTAACTGCCGGACAAGTGCAACCAGTTCGCTTACCTGATTTTCCAGAGTGCTGATCCGGGTGTCTGCTGTTGCCAGATTTTCACGTAGCGTTGTGTTTTCCTCTTCCAGCGCGGTAACGCGATCATCTGTTTCACGGGCGACCTGAACAAGTAAACCAGTCACCGCCGCATAGTCAACGCTAAGGCACTTCATCTCTTCGCGTAACACGTTTCCGTCAGTTGTTGGCCCCTGTAGCTCTTTACCGTAAAGAGTGGTAAACGCTATCGCTTCAGGCAGCGCATCCATTACTTCTTGTGCAATAACGCCAGCATAAGGCAGGCCGTCGTCCTTAAACGTGTATGTGTACCCATTCATTTTACGGATGGATTCGGTAGCGTCACCTATAACCTTAATGTTGTCTTTAAGGCTTTGATCAGAAGTTTGGTATAGTGTCTTACATGTAACATCACCGTTAAAGTCAAAATTTCTGCCACCCGATGCCGTTTCTTGTGCGTAAAACATGTAACCGTTGCTGTTACCAACCTCAAAAATGCTTTCCCTTCCGCTTTTACCCCACACCGTAACACTCCACGACTGCGCCGAATTGTTTGAGTTTTTTATAATAAGACGGGGGCCATCATCACTATTTTTTAGGATAATGTCAGCGTTTGAGGTAACTGAATCTTCGGTTAGCGCTAACTCCTTGTTTGCATTACCATTTTGTAGCTTAATAGATCCAGTATCGCCACTTATCAGCACTTGTGAACTGGTTCTGTGGTTTTTCAGATACAACGTTTTGCCAGTGTCTACTGATGTGCCTACTGACCACGCAGAATTAGTTCCGCTGCTATCAACACCGCGCACGGTACAATTCATGCTGCCATAATCTGACGTACTTCCAAGCACATCAATCCGCCCGCCACCTAATTTTGATGGAGTCGTCGAGGTTAACGACCTGACGGTTACATCCTGATTCCATCCTGAAACAACTACCTCACGCCATGCTGTCCAATTACCATTAGTAACAAAACGAACATGCACGCGTCCTTTGTCGCCGCTAATCAGCGTTTGCATGTTTATATAATCTGAATCACTAACCTTACGAATTGACTCTACACGAAGCAAAAAGTTGCCGCCTACGCCGTCAGGCTTATTGGTAATATTTGCACCACCTCCGGCAGTTCTGCATTGATAGTATTTAACTGATCCTTTATCTGTGCCTTTTATGGTCAGATTATTAAGATCAACAGTCACTGCAGAAATGCTTTCAGGTTCAATTGCTCCAGATATACCTGCGTTGAATGTAGCAAGGTCAGAAAAGGTTGTTTTACCGCCTACCGTTAACCCGCTATCTAGTTTTGCTTGTGTAATTACTCTACTGTTTTTTGTGTGGTCAGAATAACTACCAAAATACAAATCACCGTCACCGTATATGCCGAGATATTTTTGGTCAACGCCATCAACCTTAAATCCAATGGATAAATTTTTAATTGTGTTATTGCGCGTTAAAACCAAAGGCGTATGCTGTGATCCTTTGATATTTACCGTGGTATCATCGGAGCTAGTGCTTGTGTTTGCAAATTCTGCGGTTACGCTTTTGACTTTTTTAGCCGCTGTGAGATTCTGAACCTCAACCACCCCGTCGTGGCGAACAATAAGATCACCGTTTGTTTCACCTTTTGCGTTTTTAGCCCTAATGCGAACTTCGCCAAGCGAATCAGTGTTAGGACCAGCATAGATTATGCCGCGCTCTGTGTTATCGCCAGTATAAAACCGCAAAGCGGTGACTCCACTGTCTGCCCGCAGGAAGACTGACGGTGTACCTTTTTTGATTGTCAAGTCACCGGTCATTGTATCGCCGGTTTTTTTTACCTGCGCATCGTTCGTTACGTTGCCAAGTCCAACATCCGATTTCGACGGCTTGTTTGCCGAGCCGTATAGCTCATTGACGCTAAAAGTCCCGTTGTTAAGCCGGGCATCGTTGCCGGCATAGATCTTAATCTTCGCGGTTGAGTAGTCGATATTGATCGCTGACCACGTATCGCCGCACCGCGAGAATATACCAGAACCGTGGCTATAAATGGTCGCCGTGCTTCCGGTCGGCCTATCACCGCGCCAGAAATGACCACCTTCGTCACGCAGAGCTTTTAAGATCTCTACATCGCTCATCTTGCCGTTTGTTGATATCCCGCTACCGCCAAGACCGAAAGCGCCTGTAAGCATAGCATTAGAAAGACCCAAATCTGCTTTAGTCGGCTTGTTTAACTGGTCGTAAATCCTTACAACGGGGCTTTCAACATATCCAGAAGGCGCGGCGGTTTGCTTAACAAATCCGTCTGGAATGTATAATTCCGTGCGTGCCGTCTGCGCCAGTACCGCAACCTTTGCGCCGTTGATAAATGCGCGCTGGAAGGCCCAAACCTCAATAAAGCCGTCACCTTTAACCAGGCCGTAACGCATCTGGTTGTTATCGGTCAGCCCGGTTGACCCTAAGCGGCGTATACTCAGATGACGAGAAACATTATCCGCACTAAGCAAAGAAGGCAGACCGCGCGCCGAGATCTCGATAAAGTCAATGTTTCCGTAAGGGGAGCCGTAGTTACCAGCGTTAGTAACCATTAGCGTTACATGGCAATTGCCGCTTCCGGGATCGGAAAGTTTCGCGATCTTTATGTAAAAAGACTCATTACCAGTAACAACGGGCCAATCGTATTGCGTCATCGGGCTGACGAGTCCCCCGACCTTGTCGAGATATTCTTTCGCCTTGTTCTCTGACGCTTTAGCGTTGGTTTCGCTGACCTTTGCTGCTGCCTCACTATTTTTCGCGTTGGTTTCTGATTTTTTGGCTGCTGTCGCGGAGTTTGCCGATGCAGTTTGTGAGTCTGCTGCCGCCTGTGCGCTGTTATCCGCATTCGTCTCAGACGTTTTTGCGGCCTTCGCGGAATTTCCTGCTGCCGTTGCCGAGGAAGCTGCAATGCCGGCGCTCGAGGCTGCGCTCGTTTCTGATGATTTTGCCGCCACTTTTGAAGCCGACGCATCCCGGGCTGAGGTGGCAGCTTCTGACGCTTTCGTGGTCGCGGTGGATGCAGAAGTGGCTGCAGATTTTTGTGACGCTGCAGCATTCGTTTCTGACGTTTTCGCGGCACTGGCACTGGTAGCTGCCGCGCTTTTTAAGGACTCTGCAGCAGCAGCACTTTTCGATGCTTCACTGGCCTTTGTTGATGCCGTTCCTGCGCTGGAAGATGCTGACTGAGCCGACGACGCGGCCTGTCCGGCTGACGTGCTGGCTGCGCGTGCTGAGCCTGCAGCATCAGTCGCATGGGTTGCCGCCTCACGGGCTGATGTGCTGGCATCGCTGGCTGACTTCTTCGCGGCTGCCGTGTTCTGTGCCACCGCGGACGCGTTACGCGCCACCTCTTCCACCATCAGCTCAAAACGGCGCAGTGCCTCCGGACGGGCATCATCCTCCGTCATGGCACCGAGAAAATCATTCAGCGTACCGGGTCGGGAATCTTCATACACTGTGATGGTCCCGGCATGTGACGGCGGGAATCCTTCCACCAACAGAATAACGCTGTACTGACCGTACTCAACGTCCATACTGTAACGCCCGGCTTCATCCGGATTTTCAGATGCCAGCGTGTTCACCACCACCGTGGTACTGTTACGTTTTGCTTTCAGCTGGATTGTGCAGTTCTGTACCGGTTTTCCTGTGCCGTCTTTCAGTACACCTGAAATTTTTACTGCCATATTCACCCCACAAAAAAGCCCGCCTGAACCGGCGGGCTGTCATAACACTGTGTTACCTGGCTAATCAGAATTTATAACCAACACCCACGATGAACCCGTCAGTGCGCCAGTCACCACTGCCGGAGCCTTCATAAGCGACATCAATGGCCACGGATTCGGTCGGGTTAAACTGCACGCCAGCTCCCCACGCCAGAGACGTGTTGCTGTGGCGACCGTCATCACTTCCGGTCAGCACATCGTGCTTTTTCCCCTTGTTGTCAGTTACGCGGAGATAATCCCCGGAGAAAGTCGACACACGGCTGTAAGCCACACCCGCCATCGCATACGCGCTGAACCATTCATTCACGCGCACAGACGGCCCCGCCATTACGCTGAACCAGCGGTTACGAACGGAATCTTCATGCCAGCGGGTATCGCTGTAACGGGTAAGCTGGCGATTCTTGTCTCCTGCATAGCTGAATGACGTAATCAGCCCCAGCGTGTCCGTAAACTCATAACGGTATTTCACGTTAATCCCGTTCAGATTATCGCTGCCGGGAGCGTTCGTACGGGCATGAAGATACCCTGCGCTCAGTGTGGCCTGCTGCTCAGACGCCCATGCAGGCGCACCGGATACGGCCAGACAGATGGCTGCGGACAAAATGGCTGCACAAACTTTACGCATAATTACCTCTCGCTTTTCTGCAATAAAAAAGGCGCCATTTCTGGCGCCCGTATATGGGTTATAAAATTCAGCTGATACTGATGCCTGCGGTGGCTTTCTTCATCACCACAACCAGCAAATCGCTGATACTTGCTGTGGGATACCAGTCATTTACCAGCCATGCTGACACCGAAAACTCCAGCGTCATGTGACCGTGACCGGCAGGCATATCAATAACGCCACTGTAAATCAGCGTATTATCCAGCGCGGTACGGTTATAAATTTCAGCACCGTTTTTCCGCACTATCAGACGGCATGAGGAGTAAATATCAGTATGCTCTCTCTCATGTTTAGCGCCGCTGAATGCCACCGCCGGAATAACAATCTGCCGGTCAAACGGCTGATCGTCATAAACCCTGACGGTAATGGTCCCTGATGGCCACCGTTCCGGTGCACGGGAGTCCCGGGGGAAAGCTTTGCCCACTGTTTTGACAATATCGCCTTCAATCTGATTGGCTGACAGTTTCCCCTTAATCTGACAGTTCTCATTAATCGTGACGTTGTTGAGCGTCCCGGAGTTCGCATTCACACTGCCACTGATATCCGCATTTTTAGCAGTCAGCTTTCCGTCAGGTGTCAGGGAGAATGCCGGAGGATTGCCACCACTGGTAATCGTGGGAGCAATAAGGAACTTGATCAGCGCCTCATTAATAAACGTCTGTCCGCCCTGTGTGACCAGTGCAGGAGTGGTGTTACCATTCGCCGGGTTAATAAATGCCACCCGGTCTGCAGCCAGCAGCACCTGACTCTGCATGCCGTCGGGGGTGTTCTCAATACCGGCACCGATACCCGCAATATAAAGGCGTCCGTCCTGCATCTGCTGCAGCTTCACTGCCCACATGCTGTTCAGGTTATTATTTGTATCAACCTGAACCTTCTGTATCTGCTGGATCGCTGCACTCTGGTCTTCCAGTTTCTTATTGACGGTCTGTGTTATTTCATTGCTGACATCCGTTATGGACGTCCTGATTTCAGTCAGGTCAGGCGCAAGCTGACCGTTATCAATCTGCGTCCACAGCTCCTGAGCCAGATGGGTTTTCCCTATCTCTCCTTTGAAAAAATTCAGATAGCCGGACGCATCATCACTCGGCTGACCAACAGCCTCCACAAATGCCGATTTGCCAACGGTGTTCACACTGCGGATATAAAAATAATAATCATGGCCCGGTTTGATATTGATACTGGCAGCTATCCAGTACAGCGCCGTGCCAAGATAGCGGGCTGTGGTTTCAACCTGCCTGATATCCGCAATCCGCTTTTCCGAGAACCAGAATTCAAACTGTACCGTCGGGTCATAAACGGCAAGATGCGGCGTGGCGGTTATCTGAAAATAGCCCGGCGTCAGCTCAATCCGCGACGGCGCTGCCGGTGCGGCAATCCGGAACGATACCGATGCCGGATCGCCCTGCTGCCCCCAGGCATTTGCCGCCCGGACTGTCAGCCTGTAATTTCCCAGCGCCAGTTGCCTGAAGCGGTATGTGGTTTCCGTCGTCCGGGCCGTGCTGACCAGCCGTTCACTGCCATCATCCGCAGCCACGGTCAGGCGAAGCAGGAAGTTCACGCCCTTCACCACCTTCGGCGTGTCCCAGCGCGCCAGCACCTGATATTCCCCGCTGTCTGCGGTGACTTCGGCGGTCAGGTGCTGCACCGCTGGCGGCGTGACACCATTCACCGTGCCGCTCTGGTCACCGTCAAAGTGCGCCCCGTTATCCACGATGGCCTCTTTTGCCGGTACATGCTGCACGGCGGTGATGGCATACGTGCCGTCGTCATTCTCACGGATACTCACACAGCGGAACAGGCGCTGGCGCAGCGTCGGCAGCTTCAGCCCCCACACGCTGTACTCGGCAACGCCGTCAGGAACCCGGCTCACTTTCACCTTCACGCCGTCGGTGACGGACTGGACCTCCACGCTGACCGGATTCCCCTGTCCGTCAACCAGGCTTATCAGCGTGGTGCCGGAAGATGGCAGCGTGATTTCACGGTCGAGCGTCAGTGTCCGGGTCTGGCTGTTCACCGCCAGCACACGCCCGCCGATGCTGATCCCCGCATAGTCATCATCACAGATTTCAATGACATCGCCCGGGACATGGCGAAGCCCTTCTGCGCCCACGCTGAAATCCACGGTCTGCGTTTCCAGCAGCTCCGTTTTAATCAGCCACAGCCCGGCTCGGTGTGCCTGCCCCCGGCTGGTACAGCCAAAGGCGTCCATCTTCGTGACATTACGACCGTAACGGGCAATGGCCTGCGTATCTTCAACAAGCTCTGTCGCCGTCTCCCAGCCGTTATTCGGGTCAATCCAGTTCACCTCAACGGCATTATGGCGGTCCTTCAGGGCGCTGAAGCTGTAGCGGAACGGCGCGCCATCATCCGGCATCACCACATTACTGCGGTTATAGGTCCACACCTTATCCGACGGTCGGTCCTGCACGAACGTCAGCGTCTGCCCGTTCCATACCGGCATACAGCGCATCGCCGAGCAGAAATCACTGAGAACATCCCACGCCTTACGCTGTGTGGTCAGGTAGGCATTACAGGTGATGCGCGGCTCCGTGCCGCCAAAGCCGTCCGGCACCGACTGGTCGCAATTCTGGCCGATGACATACAGCGCCCATTTATCCACATCGGCTGCACCAAGACGTTTCCCCATGCCGTAGCGCGGATGGGTCAGCATATCCCACAGACACCAGGCCATGTTGTTGCTGTATGCTGGCTTAAACGTTCCGTCCCAGATACCGCTGTATTGCCGCGTCTGCGGGTTATAGTTCGACGGCACCTGCAGAATGCGCCCGCGAAGATGATAATTACGGCTCACCTGCTGACTGCCGAACTGCTCCGAGTCCACCTGTACGCCGACCAGTGCTGTGTTCGGGTAGCACTGTTTCACATCGATGATTTCGGTGTATGACGACCAGAGCGTTTTGTTCTGCAACTGGTCTGTGGTGCTGTCCGGTGTCATCCTGCGCATCCGGATATTGAACGGGCGCGGCGGCAGGTTATCCACCACTACCGATGCCAGATACTGCGAGGTGGTTTTGCCCTTAATGGTGATGTCTTTTTCCGTCACCCAGCCACCGTTACGTTGTATCTGAACCAGCAGGCGGACTTCCGATGGATTCCGGTCCCCTTTTGAGGTGGTTTCCACCAGAGCCTGCACACCGAAGGTAAAACGCAGACGGTCGATGTTTGCAGACGTGATGGTCCGGGTGATCGGCGTGTCGTATTTCACTTCCGTACCCAGCACCGTCTCGGAGCCGGAGGATTCAAACCCCTCAGGCGGTGTCTGCTCCTGCTCACCTGCCCGGAACACCACCGTGACGCCAGAGATGTTGGTATTCCCCTCACTGTCCAGCACTGGCGTACTGTTCAGCAGCACGCTTTTTAATCCATCCACCGGACCTTCAATCGGCCCTTCGCTGATGGCATCGATCACACTCAGCAACTGCGTGGACTTCAGGTTGTCCTTCGCTTCGCGCGGGGTATGCCCCTTACTGCTGCCTTTACCCATTCGTCATGCTCCATATACGACAAAACCGCCCGCAGGCGGTTTCACATAAAACGTTTTGCATCAGCGACCAATCACCACAACCTGACCACCGTCCCCTTCGTCTGCCGTGCTGATCTCCTGAGAAACCACGCGTGACCCCACGCGCATTTCCCCGTACAGAACCGGCAGAACATTGCCCTGGGCAACCATGTTATCCAGTGAGGAGAAATACGTGTTCTGTTTGCCGTTATCTGTACTGGCTGCCGTGGGCGTCCTGGCTTTCGGTGCCAGCATCTGCGCCACTCCGCCCAGGATCATACTGGCCCCTGCCGCATACATGCCCGATACAGCCGCGGCACCCAGCCAACTCACAGGATTCCACCATGCCACCGCAATCAGCGCCGCCCCAAGCACCACCTGAAACACACCGCCACTTTTAGCTCCCGCCAGACGCGGCACGATGTGGATCACGGCACCATTTGCCAGCGGCTCATTAAGACGGGCAGATAATTCATTTTCGCCTGCATCACGCCCGGCAATGCGCACCTGATACCAGCCCTCATTCAGTTTCTGACGAAACGCCGGGAGCTGTGTGGCCAGCGCCCGGATGGCTTCGGCCCCCGTTTTCACACGAAGGTCGATGCGGCGGCCAAATCGTTGCAAATCCCCGTAAAGGCAGATGCGTGCCATGCCCGGTGACGCCAGAGGGAGTGTGTGCGTCGCTGCCATTTGTCGGTATACCTCTCTCGTTTGCTCAGTTGTTCAGGAATATGGTGCAGCAGCTCGCCGTCGCCGCAGTAAATAGCGGCATGATTCGGCACCGATGAACCAAAACAGCACAGCAGCACATCGCCCGGCTGCGCCGCTGACAACGGCACCTGATATAGCCCAGTTGCCTCCAGATTATCCAGATAGAGATTCTGACCGTGACGCCACCAGTCATCCTCACGATGAAAATCCGGCATCTCAATCCCCGCCAGATGGTAAGCATCCCGGAACAGCGTGTAACAGTCCGTCACCCCGTGCTCAAAGCGCCGCCCGGTGAGATGCGGCACACAGCGGAATTTATGAATCTCACCCCGGCAGACCAGCCACCACGGCAAATCACTCTGCACCTGCAGCCGCCGGTCAGCCTCACTCAGCCAGGGCAGACCACCGGGGTGGCTGTGGACCAGCGCCACAATCTCACCCTGCATCTCTGCCTGCAGCCAGTCCTCAGGCGACATCCGGAAATAATCCTCCGGCTCACCGGAGATATTCACGCAGGGAAAATATCTTTCCCCTTCCGGCGTTCTCACCACGAAGCCGCACGACTCCGCTGGCGCACATCGCCGGGCGTGCGCCAGAATCGCTGATTCTGTCTCTGTCATGGGATTTACTGCGAAAGTTTGTTAATGGAAAGGAAGCCGCCAAAGTTGCCGACGTTATTGCGAAACTTACAGCCACTCAGGCATTTGCTGCATTTATCCTTCGTGATATCGGACGTCGGCTGGTCATATTCATCCGCGACAGCCGGACCGCTATAACCGCACTCGTCACCGCGATAGGTCCAGGTGCAGGTGTTGGCCAGCATGATGCGCCCCGGAAAAACAGCGCCATCCGTTTCCGTCGGCGTGGACAGTACAAAAGAGGCACTCACCGCGCTCAGTTCGCTGCACTGCTCGATGCGCCAGCGGCTGATCACCTCCTGCTCCGGATCGGCTTCGCTGTTTCCGTTGACGAAGTTCACCACATCCAGAAAACGGGCGTAAACCTTACGCCTGACCACCGTTCCGCCGACCAGACTCTGCAGGTCTTCCGCCATCCCGGTGACCATGCCGTGCAGATTAGAGACTTTCAGCGTTGGCCTTGCACTGGCTCCTTTGCCGTTCATCTCAAATCCACTTCCCTGAATGGGATAGGCCTGATACTGCCGCCCCTGCCAGGTGACTGGTTCACCTTTTTCGTTCTGCTCATTACAGAAGAAATAACGATCTCCGCCGACCTCTGTCAGATCAATTTCCCAGAGCACGACCAGCGCGGATTGCTCCGTTTTAGTGCACTCATTGAGTGTTTCCTGCTGTATATCCTGCATCAGTGAGTGACCTCTTCAAAGGTACAGTTAAAATCGGTATACATGGCATTATCCGAAATGCTCCACTCCCTGCAGACAACCCGGACAGTCCTGTTGTGTTTTGGCGGACGCCACAAAAAAGCACGAACCCCGGCATGACGGGATAAAAAACTGTCCAGCGCGGCACGGGAATATTCATCCGTGACACGAAATACCGGTTTAAACGTTTTCAGATCTGCATTCAGACCACCAGCCCGTCGCTGTTCATATCCGTCACCGAACTTTACCGTAATAACAGATGGCTTTCGTGTCGTCTCCATCCCCTCGCGGGGGATCCAGTTAAAAACTTCAGACTCAGGCACTGCATAATCCTCCGTCCCGACGTGATGACTGCATAATTGACACAACCCTGCTGTCGATCAGATCCACCAGTCCCCTGGCTGAGCGCGCATCTATCTCGCCATTGCTCCCTTGATTCTGAATGCTGATGTGATACACGGGAGAATAAACAAATCCACCGCCACCATTCACATTTCCAATGGCCCTGACCCCAAGAGAGCCGTCCGCTGCCCGTGTCAGTGGCATGATTGCTTCAGGCCCGGCCTCGCCCATCAACCCGGCACCTTTCGCAAAAGCAAAATACGTCGGTGTATCCACAATAGTGTTACTGTAAGCACTCAGATTTGCCGATGTATAAACACCACCTTTTGCGTTTGCCACTGCACCGGACAGCCAGTCGCCGACTGTACCAAGCCATCCTCCGGCACCGGACATGCTTTTGGAAAGTGACTTCAGCCCGTTAACGATGGCAGCGTTCATCAGAATTTTTGAAACTTCCTGGAGAATTGAACTCCCCCAGTTTCTCCAGTCCACAACATTTCCGGCCAGTGCATCGGAAATATTTGATACCAGCCCGTCCATAGTGGAAACGACAGCATCTGCCGCCTGCGAAGCATAATCAGTGGCACTGTCTGCCCAGTTCGTCAGCCCCTCCTGGAGTCCGGCATTCCAGTTACTGCGTAAAGCATCAGCCTTTGCATAATAATCCTGCTGATCGCTGAGACGCTCTTCCAGATATTTTTTATTCAGTTCTTTCTCCTGTTTCCACAGGGCTTCTTCAATTTCTCCGGCCTGATACTGTCTCAGCAGCTCGTTATTTTTCTGCTCAAACGCCTGCCGGATACTCCACATTTCCTGGAGTCGTTCACGCATCCGTGAGCCTTCACCATATCCCAGCAACTGCGCGTCGTCAGATGCCCGGGCGCTGGCATTACTGTCCGCCAGACTGCTTTCATACGCGGCAAGCTGCTCACGAATCTTTTTCTGGTCGATGAGTGCCGCATTCTGTAAAAGCGTTTTTTTCTGCGCTTCTGACAGGGTTGATAATTCGCCCTGACTGACCTGATATTTCATCTTAGCCAGTTCAGTATTCTGCCCTGCCAGTGCTATTTGTTCTTTTTGCTGTTTAATCAGCCGTTTATAAATATCTTCTGTTTTTTCCGCTTCGGTCTTTTTATGCGCTTTGGGTTTATTTGCCTGGTTATTTCGCCAGGCATCCAGTGAGTTATTGATATAATTCTGTCTGGCTGTCTGATACGCCTCTCCCACAAAGCCGAGATCATCCGCAGCATAACCCAGTCGGGCACGCTCACGGGCTTCCCCCTTCAGGCGGGACAGAGCCAGTTCGCGCTCGCTGTTATTCAGTGCGGTCTGCTGTTTATCATCCAGGGTTGCCTGTGGTAGCCGTAACGGTACATTCACCAGCCCCTGTCGCTGCAGAAGTAATTCATTACCGAGCCCGAGAAGGCGATTAAACTCGGTATGCTGCCCATTCATGATCAACAGGGACTGATACGCTTTGTTTTGTTCCGCGGCCTGTTGACGGATCAATGCCACCCGTCGCTCCTCCAGCCCGGCAAGCACATCCTGAATGGATTGCGCTTTGCCCTGCATTTGTGTGAGACGGGACTGTTCAACTGCCAGTTGATTTGTTGCTTCTGCAAGCCCTTCTGTGACAGTTTTTACCGACGTCATGTGGTTAATCATAAAACCGTTATCGGTTGTCCAGCCCGGGTTTGCCAGCACATACTGATAGCCAGCAATTTTTTCCTGTAAGGATTTAATCTTACTTTTCTGCTCGTCAATTAACCTGTTTTGCTCATCAAGTGCCTGCCGCGTCTTTTCCTCATTATCTGACGCTTCAGGAAGCGACATTGCCGACGTTTTCTGGCGAATTTCGTCGATTGTTGCGGCATACTGGCGTGCAGATTCTCTGGCCTGCTCCTGATTCTGATACATCGTGTACCAGGCCGTCGCCCCCAGCATGACGAGTCCCGGCACACCACCAACCAACCCCAGCGCACCACTTAACAGACGACTCCCCACTGACGTGACAGTATTCAGCGTTGTCTGTGCAGCTGTTCTGGCCGCAATATTACGGGTAAGTGACGCCTGGGCAGCTGTCAGCTTCGCTTCTGCTGCGGCCTGCCTTTCGGTACCGCGAGCAGCAACAACCGCCTGTTGCGCACGATAAACCGCCGCACGCGCCCTGGCGGTTGCTATCTGTGTCCCCCGAAGTTGCGCTTCAGCAAGAGCCACTTCGTTTCTGGCTGCAGTAATTAATCCGGCAGTTGCAGATCCAGCAGACGACGCCATATTGCCAAAATATCGGGCTACCCCGACGGCAACCAGTGCGCCAGCTGCAGCAGCCACGGTATCAATATTGTCTGCAACACCATTCAACACCCCGGTGAGTGTCTTTGTCACTCCGCTTGCCTCGTTCGCACCACCAACCCAGGCCATAAAGGCGTTTTCAACTTTGGTTGCAGAGGATGAAACAGTATCAGGCATTGCTGCATATTCATCACGCAACGCCCCAAGCTGACTAATCAGTGCAGGAACAACCTTATCGGCGGTCAGTTTTCCGTTATCCGCCATGGCCTTCAGATCCTTACGGGCAACACCCATTCCCGCAGCCAGCGCACGAATAACACGATCGCCGTTCTCATTCACAGAGTTAAATTCTTCACCGCGCAGCACTCCCTGCGCCAGTGCCTGACTGAACTGCGTGATCACCGAACTGGCTTCTGCTGTACTGGCACCGGATAATTTCAGGCCCGTGGAGATCGCCTCGGTGACTTTCAGTACCTCCTCAGAACTGTAGCCATACTCCCGCATGGAAGCTGCAGAGCGGGCAAAAAGGCTGGCGTTATCAGAAAACGCCGTTCCCGTTCTCTGGCTGATTGCCATTAATTCACGTTGTGATACCTGAAAATCATCACTGGACTGTGAAGCCTGCTTCAGACGGGCATTTACTGAATTCCACTCATCGGCGAGAGAAATAAGATGACCGGTAGCAAAAGCTCCGGCAAATGCCCCCGCCATATTCAGTGCCGAAGATTTAGCTGTATTTATCTGATCCGTCACTTCTGCCAGTGCACGCCGCATTTCACGGGATGCAGCAGCGGACTGCCGGCCTCCGTTCTGCATGGTACGGTAGTAATCCTGCCCCATACGCGAAGCCCGGGAGATCTCTGACTGGAATGACCGGGAATTTGCCGAGATTTTAATAATCAGTTCACGTAATGTCGCCACACTCATTCTCCGGACGAAAAAAAACCGCCGAAGCGGTTTTTGTATTCTTTAAAGAAGTCCGGCCTTACGCCTTGCTTCCTGAAGATATTCATCATCCGTTTTTTGTGAAACGGAACTATCTGCATTGCAAATTAAATCACTACCGCAATGCTTACATTTAATAGCCTCTTCTTTGATCAACTCCGCACAGTAAGGGCATTTCTTCATGCCATTGCTTACCATTTGTTGTTCATGTGCCTTCTCATCTCTTTGGATTACTAGCGAATGAACCAGAGCAACAATAAAGATCATCGCACCATATACCCACCATCCTAAAAATGAGCGACCTTTGCTTTTCGCAATAATAGCTGGAATTAGTCCCAAAACTATTGAAATAAGTAAAAATTCCATCAATGTTTCCTTACTTTCTCAATAAAATGGGAATAATAATCCAGTCAAGTGAAAAGATCATCGAGCTGCAACAAATAATGCCTTCTCAATCTCAGCAAATGGATCTGAGGTGCCTTCTGTCTGCTCCTTCTCCCACTGAAGAAGCGCATCATTCAGTGGCACTTTGACCCCCTGCGCACCGTAAACAGCTGAAACTATCTGGGCAGCCCGGATATCAGCCCGCTCGTCACCCAGCGGGCTGAACCTGTCAAATTCTGCCCACATCATGATTTCTGATGCAGACATTTCCCGGCGTAACTCTGACAATGTGCGCCCCATCCTGAGCGCCAGCATCATCAGAAAACGCATCCCCGGAAGCGCTACTTTTTTTTAACCTCACCGGCATCACTGATCAGTTCCAGAGACTGCCGAAGAAGCCGCGCATGCACCGGGCCATACACGGCAATCACCTGTTCACGATCATCCTCTGAAAATACAGGTTGCAGTCCGGTATCACACAGAACATCAATGAACAGTTCAACATCTGCCTCCAGATTTCGGCGGGCGCGCTCCGCAACGGATAACGGTGTCTCATCATCTTTTGCTTTAACGATCTCCTGCCAGCGCAACCAGGCTTCTGCAGAAGGTTCCCGTAATACAACCGTTGCCCCTTCCCATTCAGGCACATCAACAGTTTTATGGCGAAACCCCGACATCGTTGCCAGTGCCAGATTGCGGATATTTTTAGTCATCACATCTATCCTCATTAACTGACGGTAACAGTGCAGGAAGTGGAGGTCACCTTGTTAACAGGGCTTGCTGAATCAGAAATCTCGCAGGTATACGCACCGGCATCACCTGATGCTGCTGATGCCTTACTGAATGTTGCCGCCGTCTGTCCGGAAACAGGAGAACTACCTTTCTTCCAGACATAAGAATAAGGCGGCACACCACCGGCAGCCTCAACCACCATTTCGAGTTTCGCTCCGGCAGAAACCTGCAGCGTGCTGTTTAAATCGACCTTCACTTTCAGCGGCTCTGTCGTCAGCACAGGTTTACCTTTCAGGCGCAGGGAAAACGTTGCAGCCACAACACCATTGGTTCCTGCAGACCAGGTATGCTGACGCACCTCTGCCATAAAGGTAAATCCGTTTCCTGACGGAAAAATAACTTTAAAGCCATACGTGGTGTCATTGTCATAGGCACTGCGCAACGCGTTCTGGGCAGCATTGAGGTAAAAGTTGCCTGACATGGAAATCTCTGACGCGGCACCAAGACCGTTAATATTTTCCTGCTCAACAGAACACAGCGTGGTGACATCAATATCCTGCTTTTGTCCTGCGGTAAACTGCACCTCTTTGATTGTACAGCTCAGACCAAGATAGCTGGCAGAATCCAGGGTTTCTGCTGTTACCGGTGCAGACGAAATCATAATTTTCGTCAGTTGCGAACGCTCAAAATTAGAGGACATACTCGTCTCCTGAAAATAAAAAACCCGCCAGCGGCGGGTGGGTAAAATCATTAACGACCTCAGGCTATTACCTGAAATTCAAGCGTGGCTCTGCTCAGACGGGAATCAGGATCATAACCCTGAGTTTTAGAAATAACGGAGGGTGCAAGTTGCCTTACCGCATCAAGCGCCTGCTCACGGATATCATCTGCGTCATCAGGTACTGTTGCCCAGACATCGATCTGCACGGTAATTCTGGATTCAGCCTGACCATCAAGCACATCAGACGCAGTGTCAGACACCACAGAAAATACCAGCCATGGCGGAGATACCGCAGGCTTTCCCTCCGTCAGCGGGACCACATAAGGATAAACCTGTCCTCCGGCCAGTTGAGACAGCAGGGAATACAGTGTGGTCTCTCTCATTTACTTAAGACCTCATCAATAGCCTGATTCATTCGCTGTATGGCAATCTGTGCTGCCAGTTCCTCTGTCGTATCGAAAGCCGGGCGAATGAACGGATGCGCGGGCATGTTTATCGTTCCCAGCTCCACAAAGCGCCAGTAAAACGCATTTCGGGGATCACTGGCTTTCATGCTGTTATCACTGTTTCCGGTCCGCAGGTTCCGTCCACGAATGTGGACACCCGAGATAATTTCCCCCCGACGCTTTGAACGCTGAGTGAGAACAACCACATTTTTCTTCAGTTTCCCGGTTCGCTCCGGCGCACGTTCAACAACTGCATCCCGCATAACTTCAGCACCGGCACGGGTGGCATCGCGCAGTACCTTATTGTTTTCTGCCCTGCTGAGCGTCTCCAGATCCCGTGCAATATCCGCCAGACCTGAAAAATCAAGACTGAAATCCATCACACATTCCCCTTCTGAGAACAGAGTATCTCAAGCCGTGTGGCACGAGCATCCGGTATCGGCGGACCGTCTATACTCAGAATCGCGCCTTTGAATGCACCAGTCAGCACTTTCAGACATGAAGTTGCTGTTACATCTCGCCGGAATCTCATCCAGACCCTCACTGTAGCCTGAGCAGTTTCTGCGCCTCCGGATATTCTCTCCCTGCCACTGATCCCCTTAACTTCTGCCCATATGGTTGCCCCCTCCGTCATTGTTTCCACAGGGTGCCCTGACGGAGACCGAACGGTGGTGGCATTCAGAATAACCACACGATCACGTAATCTTCCTGCCTGCATGAATCCTCCTATGTTCCGGGATGAAATCGATACATCCGCAGTCCGGTATAGAAAAAATCAGGCACTGCATCCTGCATTTCCCTGTTCTCGTACCAGTAGCCAACCAGTTGCATAAGACGCAGTTTTATCAGAGGTGTTATTACAAGCCCGGTCGTATCCTGCTCAGAAACAGTTTCATCGTAAAGCGTCCGGTTTAAAAACTTTTCAGCCTCTTCCCTGGCAGCAGCCAGATACATCATAAGAAGAGAATTCTCCTGTTCATTGTCATCATCAATCCGGCACTGAACACGAAGCTCTTCCAGAGTGGGCATCATTTGGGCAACCTCTATGAATGCTGTTTTTTAGACTTATCAGCCCCCCGCGCAACAGGTGTTCTCTTATCAGAGACAATCCCAGCTGCAGTGGCAATTTCGCGTACCCGTTCGGGTAATTCTTTATCTTCATACTCACCGGCCCGAATAATCTCAACACGCATACCGTCCGGTGACCATTTCAGATCTTGTTTCAGGATCATGATTCTTTCACCTGTCAGAACAGGGGCGCACTTCTGCGCCCCCTGAATGATTACGCTGCTGCAATCTTCAGCAGTTTGATGGCCTGCGAATCGACCAGCATCCCGCCGGTGCGCTTGGTGGTATAAAAACCGACAAACGGTTTATTGGTGTACGGGTCACGCAGAATGCGGGTGCCGATACGGTCAACGATGGTGTAACCCCGTTTGAAGTTACCAAATGCAATGGCTTTCGCATCAGCGGCGATATCCGGCATCTGTTCGTTTTCAGCGATACCGTAACCCGCCAGAGAGGACGGCTGCCCCAGTTCCAGCCCCGGACGCCACAGATAGTTACCCTCGCTGTCTTTAAGCAGACGGATGGCAAACAGGCTGTTGTTGTTCATCATGAACTTCGCGCCAGTGCGGTGTGCCTTACGCAGCGTGTAAATCAGTTTGATAATGGCATCTGCGGTCACTGCCGTCGCTTCGCCGGATACAATATGCTGAAGTTTGCCGAACGCCCGGACCTTGTCGGTTTCATCAGTGGACTCATACGCCAGGAACCCTTTCGGCTTCTTGGTACCATCGCCGGTGGTAAAGGCAATTTCTTCCTGTTCGGCAAATTCGGTTGCCAGCTCGCTGTTGATCCAGGCCTCCACGTTGAAGAAAGCATCATCCAGCATTTTCTGGGTGGCCTGCGGGTTACCGTAGATTTCCCCCATGAAAGGTTCAATCAGTCCCAGTTTTGAGGTGGCAGTCTGGGAGCGCGCGTCAGTCTCGCCAACCCATCCGGAAGCCGTGCCGCCCAGATTCACCAGTTTTTTGTAGTCGGAACCGCCAACGGTGATCACCGTGGCTTCCTGGCGCATCACCACTTCATCTTTCAGCAGATTGAGAATGTTGCGATCCAGTTCTTCCGGCACGGCATAGCCGCCGTCTTCATCGGTGCCCACCTGTAATGCCTTACGCTCCAGATCGCGCAGACCATCTTCACGGCCTTTACGCAGGAAGCCCACAAACGCTTCTTTATGCTCGGTGGCCAGTTTATTTTGCGCACCACCTGCCGGACGTTTCAGCTCAAGCAGCTCTTTTTCAAGATCGCTTTTGAGATTTTCCAGCTCGCTGAGTTTTCCGTTCAGGGTTTCCACCTGCCCGGCAAGTTTGCCTTTTTCCTGCTCAATCGCCTCAACGCGCTTGTCGTTCTTTGCTTTGAAGTCGTCAAACTTCTGCTGCAGCTCCTGCGCGACCTGTTCGACATCTTTAATATCAACCGCCATCGTATTTCTCCTGATTAGAAGTTCAGATTTTTCAGTGCATTCAGTGCAGAGCCCACATCCTCAGCGTCGCGCAGGGACAGTGCGCCATAGCCCCCGGCCATGAATGCTTTGGCCTGGGTACGGGAGAGTCCGACATCACGCAGGACTCTTTCGATTTTTTTCTGTTCGGGGATTTCCCCGCGGGCCAGTGCGTTCTTGACGTCGCTGATCCGCGCCTCGTCGTTAGACGGGAACGTCACCAGGCTGACTTCCCAGAGGTCGATTTCTTTCAGCAGAAAGGCTTCTTTGCTCCGGTCGTATTCCCAGTCTTTCAGGACGTACCCAATAGAAAGGCCGGTTAACGAACCGGCCTTCATGTGTGCATGTGCGCGTTTTGCGAGGGGATCATCATCAATAAGCAACCGTCCCCTGACGTAAAGCCCGACATCGTCTTCCTTCATTTCGGTGTAAACACCGATGGGTTCATCCATGCGGTGCTGCCAGAGCAGCGCAGGTAACGCTTTTCTGTCACTCCACGCCCGCAGGGAAGCAGCAAATGCCCCGGACATCACCACATCATCGTGGCTGTCCTTTACACCAAAGACGGAGCCATACCCTTCAAACTCACCGGAGTCACTGACAGATTTCAGACTCAGCGGTACATCAAGACGTTGTTTCGTCTGCATTGGCGTTATCCTTCTGCTTACCGGCTTTACTGCCATCGGAGGGTTTCGTGGTCATGTTCATCGGGGTGAGATAGACATCACCACCGGGACGCGGATTCATATCTTCCAGGTCGCGGCAGTCATTAGGAGAGTAAATTCCCCAGTTGATCCCGGTGGCGTAGGCTTCAAAACGGGACTTCATATCCCCGCGCAGTAACGCCCCGGCGTTAAATTTGGCGTAATAAACGCCCTGCTTACTTTTTCGTACCAGTCCGGTGTTGATCCGCTGCTCAATGCGGGTCAGATACGGCACCAGTGAATAGTTGATAAATCCCAGCCCCAGCTCTTCGATATTGTTGAAGGTGGCGCGATCGGTGTTCTGCACCATGTGCAACGGCACCCGAAACAGACGACAGATTTCTTCAAGCTGAAACTTGCGGGTTTCCAGGAACTGGCTGTCCTCGGCGTTCAGCGCCATCGACTTCCAGTCCAGCCCCATCTCAAGGATCATCGGGCGGTGAGCATTGCCAAGCCCGGTGTGACGCTCCTCAAAATCTTTCTTCAGGCGCTCGTAAGCCTGATCTGACAGCGTCTGCTCTGTACGCAACACACCGGACGTCACCGCACCATTGCTGAACAGTCTGGCCCCGTGCTCTTCGGTCGCTGCCGCCAGCGATATTGCCTCGCGGGCATAGGCGATGGGATTCAGCCCCACCAGTCCGTCCAGCGTCAGCGTGCGCACATGCCAGATATCCTCCTGGCTCAGTACATCCGTGGAGCCGTCCGGGAATGTGACCTGATAGACCGGCTCCCAGCTACTGTTAAGCTTCGGTACCACACAGCCAGGATCGACGGGCAGCAGTTCAGCCACTTCGCCAAATGCTTTCACTTTGTAGGCGTAAAAGTTTCCCCTCAGGCACAGACAGGTGACCACCAGCTCCCAGAACTCCTGCGGCGTCATATATCCATTGGGATGCGTGGAGATCAGCTTATGCAGACGTTCGCCGGTGGCTCTCTGTTTCAGGCTGCCGTTCAGGTGATACAGATTGCAGGGCAACATCCCGACCGACTCTGCCAGCACCCTGACGCAGGAAAAAACCGCCGTCAGTCGCATGGCCCGCTGGCTGCTGATCTGCTTTCCGGTATAGGTGTCGTATGACAGCCCGATAGCATCCGCCAGCTCTGCTGGCGTGGTCACCGGCGCGTCACTTTTTCGTTGAAATAATCCCGAAAAGAACACTATTTACCTCCGCCGACAGACGGCTGTGTACGGTCGAGATATCGCGCCACCAGCCACGACCAGAACAGGCACAGCGCCCCGGCAACAACAAAACCCGCCGGGGGATAAATCAGCCAGGCACCATACGCCAGCAAAAGCGCACCCAGCACGCCCACCAGTGGCGCGAGAATTATCAGAAACATAATGACCTCGGTTAAAGCGAGCGGATGCCCACGCTGACCAGATGTTCAGACAGATCCGGCTCCGGTTCACCACCATTGACCAGCATCCGGCTCATTGCTGTAAACATCGCAACAGGGCCGTCGATTTTGGCTTCCAGCGTGGATTTATTCGGGAAGATATTGTCGTTTTTGTCCGGTTTTACCGTAACGTTAGACATCATCCAGTTCATGACCGGATGATTGCTGTGATGGAAACGTCCGGCATAGACCAGTGATTCCGTTTCCTTCATGGCCTCTGACAGATTGCGAACCGTCTGCGGAACCTCCACCAGCGGTATCCCTTCTTCAGCCAGTGCTAGGCTGAACTGCATCGCGCTCCACGGGTCAAATCCCAGTTCCCTGAGGTTTTCACCACCAATCCATTCCAGTAAGTCACTTTTTATCTGAGCATGATCGATAACATCACCATCCGTCAGAATCAGCTTATCCATCTCCGCCCACTTCCGGTAAAGTTCTGCCTGCTGCCGCGAGCATCGTTCCAGCCGTCCTTCCGGGAGCCAGAATTTAAAATCGGCATGAACATGCCCGTTATCCGTTCGCCAGAGTTTTGCCGCCGCACAGATATCAATCTTATGAGCAAGGTCAACGCCGACCCACATGGGATACGTTTTCAGCTCATGTCGCGGGGCAATGTATTCGCACTTCTCCCACTTAATCATGTCCATCCAGGCAGACTCTGCTGTTACCCACACATTCATGTGTTTGGTAAAAAAATTCACCCGCGCAGAGACCTGTTCTTTCGCTTTTTTCGCCAGACGACGCAGATCATCCCAGCGTTTACAGATGCCCAGGCCAGGATTCGCTTTCTGCCAGACCGTTTCATCAAACGGATCATCTCCCTCATCGAGGGTGTAAATAATCGCAAAGTAGGAGTCGTCTTTTACAGCGCCCTCCACGTCGCTGTTATAGCCACGCAATACCTTGATGGCATAATCACGCTGCTCGTAACAAATCCCTTCCTTGTTAAACCCTGCCGTGGTGATACCAAATAAAAGGGACTGCAGACGGGCACCGGTTGCCGTTTCCAGAACGTCCCACACGTCACGGGTTTTATGTGCATGCAGCTCATCAATAATGGCGCAGTGGATGTTCAGACCATCCAGGTTGTTTGCATCCGAAGAAAGCGGTTCAAATTTTGATGCGCTCTGCTCCTGGTAAATCGCCAGCTTGTTGAAATCAAACAACCGCCCGAGTGTCGACCGGGCTTTTCTGACCATATTTTTGGCGTCTTCAAACACGATTCTGGCCTGGTCACGCGTGGTTGCGGCTGAATACACCTCAGCACCGCCTTCACCATCTGCCCCCGTCATATACAGACCGATACCCGATGACAGGGTTGATTTTGCGTTTTTACGGGCAACTTCGTTGTATGCTGTCCGGAACCGGCGCACCATCACCGGGCGCCCGCTGCCATCGCTGCGCATGACAACTTCCCCGGTCTCTTCATTGACCAGCGGAATGACAAAACCAAAAATATTAATGAGGATAAATACATGCCAGTCCATCAACTCAATAGGCTGGCCTGCCAGCGCCCCTTTTACATGAGGCACAAATTTGTAGAAATTCAGGATGTGCTGCGCACGTGGTTCACTGAAATAAATCCCCCGCTCTTCGCCGTACTTTAGATCATCAAGAAAACGCTGGCAGGCCAGGCGGACAAATTCGCCAGCAACAATTTCTCCTGCAACAACACGTTCGGCGTAGCGGATCCCGTCAGCCACTTTTGCCATCAGTCTCTCGCTTTTAAAAGCTCCGCCAGCGGATCAACATCATCCGGTCCGGCAATATTTACTTTAGCCCGGCTTGCCGGTGACATACCAAACTCTGCAAGCATTGCCCGGATCCGCTTCCAGGCATCCGCTTTCATTGCCGCCGCGGGGTGCGCCTTAATCAGTACATCACCGCTCTGCGTTTCCGTGCGGTAGGTATACCCCTCAACATCGAGTGTTTCGCAGTGATGCCGATATTCGGTATAGGCTTCCACCAGCAACTCGAGTGCACGCGCATCAAGCTGAGAAATGATCCCTTCCGCATTCAGCTCTTCCGCCATTCGCCTGAACCAGTACTTCCCCTGTGCCCCTAAATGCTGCGGAATTTTAGGGAGACCTTTTTCATCCTTTTTAGCGGTTTTTTTTGAGTCTTTAACGGGGCGCTTTGAGGGGTTGCCTCGTATCAAATGCAGGCGTGGCGGGGTTTTCGGAGGTCCTGACATAATCGGTCTTACCTATCAATCGTTTGTTCACATTTCCAAAAAAAGTTTTCGAACCTGCGGCGATGTGAGGAAGGGTCAGGCGGCGGTACTGAGCAGCCAGGGTTGCAGAGATTTGACCCGCCCCTCCCCTACAGATGGGAACTGTTATCAATTGATGCGTTCGCGCGCTGTTTTTGCTTTATGACAGGGCCAGCACAGACTCTGCAGGTTACTGTCTGCATCCGTGCCACCATGAGCTTTCGGAATGATGTGGTCCACAGTTCTGGCTTCAACGGCTCT